TTTTAATATGACCCCCTTTAGCATTATTAACAGCCGTAACATCACTAAGCACGCCCAGCATTCCCAATATCGTTAATACCGTATTAATAATGCCGACTACGTTCTGCCAGTCAATCGGATAGGTAAACCCGAAGGCTACCATTAACTGTTGCACTAAGACGATTAGCAAACTGATTAATCCCGCCCATAACTTTCCATCACGCCAATTAATGTTTTTTACATTTTTCATTAGTAACTTCCTCCCCATATTTTGTTTTGTAAGTCCTTAATTCGTTCGTGGTGTCTATCTAATCTTCGGTCATGCTCGTCTACTCGCTTATCTAACTCATCGATACTAACCCTTATTTCTCTCAAATTATCATTAAGTGCTTTAAAATTCTTGTTTAAATCTTTTATGTCTTCCTGAAATGAGCCAAAAACAACGTACTTAAAAAGTAGGCTAACCATGCCTGCCATAAAAACAATAATAGTTGTAATTGAAGCCCATTCTCCCCAAGTCAATCCTAACAACGTGTGCAATTTTCCATCTTCTTTCTTCTTAATTTGCAAAATAAAAAACACCTACTAAGGTAGATGTTTACAAATCTCTTATTCTTTTAGCCGGAACACCTACATAAAGACCGTTTGGTTCCGTACTTTTATTAACTAAAGCACCTGCACCAATTACACAGCCATCGGCGATGGTAACACCAGAGATAATTGTAGCGTTGGCTCCAATCCAAACGCCTTTTCCAATGACAATATCTTTATAGACACGCTTACCTGCCCTTTTGTTTGAATCCCCCATCTCGTGCGAAATTGTGCAAATAATAGTTCCAGGTCCGATTTGTGTATTTTCTCCAATAGTAATTTTTGCACTACCACCGCCAGTGATTAATTGTTCACCGTAATTCAAAACAACCCCATCAGATATTTCAATATTTTCACTATCAAATCTTACACAATTCTGTATTGTAACGTTATGTCCAATTTTATTTCCAAGTATTTTAAAAAACACCTGTTTTACCCTATTCGGAATAGAAGTATTCGACATACCTCGGTAAAATTGACCTCTTATCATATTCATCCACTGCTCCCCAGAGTTAATTCTTATACGGTACAATAATATCATTTAACCAATTCATCTGCTACATTAATGGCGCCATTTGTCATAATTCCTTCTACCATTCCAATATCCCGGAACTTACGAACAGTATCGCCGTCATCAACCGTCCATAGATAAATCGGATATCCTTTATCCGCAATCTTTTGAATATCAGCCACATTGCGTGAAGCATCTTGGCTAGCAATGATTGTATTAGTTTCCGTCTTCAACGCTGCCATTTTAGTAAAGTAGTCATCCGTAACATCTCCACCTAACAATTCATACTGACCATTAGGTTCTAACTCCATCATTGGTTTTAGGTTATCCCAGCCAAAGGCTTGCCAACCAATTCGATCTAACATATTGTATTTAACTATAATATTGTGGAGAATTTGAACTTGCTCTTGGGTAAATGCATATTTGAATTCGATATGAAGAAATACATCGTTATAACGAGCCAGTTTTACCAATTCTTCAAATGATAATAATGGTTCACCCTTATATCGATCGCCCTTAACGATACCAAAATCGTACTTAGCTAAATCAGCATAATTCAAATCAGTAATATTTACTGTCCCACTTATTTGAGAACCATCTAAATTACGAGCTGTTCGATTAATAGCTTTGTCATGGATCATCATTGGCACGTTATCCTTAGTCCAATTAATGTCACCTTCCCAATGATGGTAACCATTACGTTTTGATAAAAGATAGGCTGACCGGCTTTCTTCTGGAGCCACGGTATTAAAGCCTCGGTGATTAATACCTTTAACCTTAGCGTTAAGTGGATTATCTGTTGCTCTAGATTTAAAAGAAGCTCCTTTGACGGTAATCGGGAAATTTGCCGAAAATAGCACTTCGTTGCCAACCGTCAATCTAGCACTAGCTATAACTACCCAGCCAAGCTCTACTGATTCATTCCATCCCAAGGATTTGAATTCCATGCTTTTTGGATTGAAAATATATTTAATACTGGTGGCTTTCAAATCGCCATTTCCTTCGATTATAGTTTGTCGAGGTATTCTATAAGACTTTCCGTTATAAATGATATAAGCACTATCAGTGTAGCAATTTAAATCTAAACTTCGGTCGGAAACATTATAAATAGGGGCACCGTCTTTGGAAGGAGTTAATTCAACTTTATTCTTTTCTGCATCAGGATCTGCACCATTAATAGTATATGGAAACCCTCCAATAATCAGTGGATGATCGGAATAGTTCATCAAAATGGTTGCCAAGGCGACGCAATAAGGAGGTGTTTCTTCAGTCCAATTAATGACCTTGGCAGAATAGTCCACCACGTTAAAAACAAGTCGTAGCGTGTTACCGGTCAATGCCTCTTCGGTAGGTGTTGCTATCGTTCCTTCTGGGACAGGAATCGCTCTATCGCCAATAAAAACCGTAGCAGTCGTATGATTTTTACTATTAAAATTAAACTCTCGTGTGTCGGTATTAAAATCTGGTGCTACTTTACTCGAAATACTGAATAATATATTTGATGGAATGATGTACTGATTAACTTCCTTGCCATCAACAGTAATGTCCATAGATCCAGACCAGAACCATCCCTTATTGCTTCGACGTAACCCACCAATCATTGTTTGATTTATTCCTAATTTTTCAGTCCAGCCAATGAAACTAAATGATCCAGAATCTGCATCGTATATTAATTTAGCAGAAGTCGTGACCGGATTTGCAAACACCGAATTCTTAACAACTAGTGGTTGAGGCACTTGAATCACTTTATTGTTCATCATAAAGTACGCCGAGTCTGTGTTACATCTAAAGTCAAAAGTATTAGTTGCCGAGTCATAATTAGGAATACCATCTTTAGACGGGATAAAAATAGGTGTTTGAGCATTCCCAGATAATTTAGTGATGTCAACACTGTGATCTTTAATTACTGTACTTTGATAAGGGCCACCATCAATCCATGCTCCCTGTGGCCCCCACATCCACATATGACCAGTATTAATTGTGATAAATACCCCATCATGCCCACTTGGATAGGTCTTTTTTAAAGTTGCTTCATCATCAATCGCGTGGGGTTGGCCGCCGTCAAAATTAGCAAATCCACGTTCCAACATATCAATAACATCTTGATTAGTTGGCCGTTTGCTAATCTCGGTTATCAATTTGGTGCTCAAATCTGCGACAGCCTGTTTAAGTTGGCTGCTCGTAGCAATATCATTTGATTTGATTTTAGCAGCAATCACGTCCAATTGATCCATTAACCAAGTAGCGTCAGCAGTGACATTTTGAAACTTTTGTCTATAATCTTCAATAATAGACAATGCTTCATTTTTTGAGTTATCAATTGCTGTTTTAAAATCGGTAATTAATTTTTCAATTTCTGAGTAATAAGGTTCATCATCAACCCCAAATTCAACATTATTTTCTAAAACGTTGAATTTAACATTTAATGAGCTTACTAATTGACCGTCCTTCTCAATACGGAACCAAGCTTCTTGATATTGCCCTGCTGCTTGAAATGCAGCACCTGGCATTGTGAAAGTTACTCGACCCGCTTCAATCGCTGGACCAACCGGATCTTGTAAGGCAATCTTAGCTACACCTTTAGCGTCTCGACCGTAAAAGCCTAAACGATAGCCTGTTAAATCAAAGGGCTGGCCGTCATTTTTAATCCATAGTGGTATTTCAACATTCTGGTCACTCACTCTCCCGATTGTTGGAAATTGTAACACTGCATCCATCGGATGCATTAAATCAATAATTAATGGTCCATTTGCCATTGTTTTTCCTCCTAAAAAAGACACCTAAAAAAGGTGTCTAACTTATTTTTGCTTATTCATCAATCAATTTTGCATCTTCTAAAATTTTGTAAAAATCATTAACCCTATTCTCGATTTTTACAAAATTATTGTTCATCTTTTCTGAAAAAGAATTATCCATCAAAATATCTCCATACTTATAGAGACCAATATTACCTAATTTGTGATAGTCTGGTGGCAATAGTAATCCTTGGGTATTTAGGATTTTGCTAACTCTATTTATTAATACCTCAATACTATTAATTACTCTGCTCTGCCAATGATAATAAGCACGATTATATTCACCATTATATTCATCTATGGTTTCTATACTTATTCTATCTATCCAACCTGCATCAACCAGTACATTAATTATTTTTTTTACACAAGCTATACTTGTTTCGCAGTTATAATAGATAATTCCATTGGTAGAGAAGAGTCTTTCGTCTAATCTTTTTAATTTAATTTCTTTCATGTTTGATGATCATCTTCTTTTACTAATTTAATTTCACCATCGTTGGTGACAGATAATATATAAATCATCCCATTCGGAGCTTTAAGCTTTAATCCGTCTAGTGGCTCTTCCTTCAATTTGTTTAGTTTTTTCTTGTCCACACTACTCATCAATCCATCCGCAGTTTCGGTAGCAGGATCATATTTGACAACCTTACCATCAACAACTTTATCCAACCCTTTAACCGCATCTGCCGAGGTGGCTGGATAATAAGGTTCTCCTTTAGCAAGATTCAAATCCGAATGATCAGCACGCGCTTCTAGCTGTATAATTTTAGTACTCACTTTCTCCGACTACCTCCCCATATAGGCTGGAATTATAGGCATCATTAGCTAGTTTCAAGGCGTTTGAAACGCCTTTTATGCTATCTTTCTGTTTCTTAATAACTTTTGCTAAACTACTATTGTTTCGCTTCTGATAATCAAGAATTGTTCTAGCACTATTATTCAGTGTAATTGAATTTTTCTGTGTTTTGTCCAATGGATACCAAGTAAAACCAACTACCTCAACATACGTTACAAAGCTCATTGGTCGAACCTCTAAACGCATCATTTCACCAGGAGTGGGCTTCTGGTTAACATCACTTGTAATGGTAATTGATAAGCTAGGCTCCGCTGCCATTTGTGATAACACGTATTTCTCCATTGCTGCCTTGTCCGTGAATCGGTCGTCCGAAACGTCTTCACCAGGATGTAATCCCCACTTGTTAACTGAATCTTGGTTAGTTACTAAAAATGGTTCAAAGTAATAGGAGGGTTTATCTGAATCCCCTCCGTCCTTTTGTTTACCAATAGCCATTACTTGATTAACAATTTCAGTCGAATCACTTTCTAATTGAACATCGCTAGTGTCGTGTAAATAGTCAATTCGGCCGCCTAAATACTTGCGGAAGCTTTCAGCTTCATAAACACGGATCACTTTATTAGTTGGGTAAATTACCGCATTCGGCCATGTTTCTGTTATTTTACTCAATCCATCTTTTGCACTACCACCACCCAAATCAGTGATTTGTTGCTTATCAAAATTACCGTGAACTTCCCATGTAAATCCTAACTGATTACCTTTCAAATAGTAACTTAGTACATCATCAACACTGTACGTCTTAGTACCTATGTTTACATTACGTTGCCGGATTCGAACCACTTCGTTGTAAACATGAGTAGCTGTAATCTGTTTAGTGGTAAAACCGCCTTGCGCATCCACCGATGATTGTTTAACAATGTATTCCTCACCATCAAAAAAGACACTACTTTCAACGTCTAACATTTCAAAAGCGACTAAGTTTTTAGGGTTTGAAAATGCCGTGAACGTTAATTGATAAGTGTTGTTTTTCTCCCACGTGATTTGTACCGAACTTGGTACAAAAGCGGTCAAAGGCTCTACACTGGTGCTATGCAGTCCTTTAACCAGAATTACATTCGGATTATTAGGCAATGTAGACAAATGGAAAGCTGAACGTGACAGTGAAATCAGTTGCACCAGTAACCGATATGTCATTCCAGCCCGTAGCAAGTGTCAGGTTACCGTAGTCGGTATTAACGCTTGCTGGTTCTCCGTTTAAAGTTGTGATAATACCGTTTAAGACGATATTATCCGTTTTCTTAGCCGGTTTTGTATAAGACCACGAAGTATTCGTAGTCCTGTTAGTAACCGTCAAACTATTACCCTCAAAATTGATTTTTAATATCAAATCGTGGCTCTGATAATACGGGTCGATTGTGATATCCGAAGCATTGAAAATTTTAAAATTAGGTTCAGAATGCGTATAAGTTAAATCCTCACTAGGTAGATTCATACCTAATTGCCAACCTTCCTCATTGAACGTATACAAACTGTCCGATCGTAACAATGAATACTTATAGCCAGACGGATTTTCGAACGGGATTGTAAATACTGCGTCGTGAGCTCCGTCGGATGAAGGTGCTATATCAAATGTGGCGGGAATAACATATTTCACAATTGCCGGCTCGGCATCCGTCCTAATTCTCATCGATTGACGTTGGCTAAATAGTTTATAGATGTTATGCTTAATCATTTTGTAGTCGTACCAATCTCCGAAACTAAGCCCAAATTTAGCGTTGATTACGTTTTTATCGTAATTAATCGACTGTAGTATTTGCCCATCTCTCCCTGCGTTTTGCTGAAAATTAGAAACAATACTTGGTGCCTCATCATCGCCTAAATATGTCAGCCCTTTAATAGCTTTCGATACGTCCACTTCATCACCATTTTTTGGTTTTAAAAACAATTTAGGTATCAATTTATCCACCTCCTTTTAAAATGATTGAAAATCAGCGATATTCTGATCCAATGCTTGAGTTCTATATAGTGCATCTTTGTTGAACGCGCCATCTCTAGTTGCCAATATCTGTTCTTGCAAAAGAGCAACCATGTTTCCAGCCAATTTAGTTAGCTTGTCTAACTTAGTAATCAATTCACGACTACCGTTACTACCATAAGCCGTATCATTATCAGCGATTCTATCTGGGTTGTTTTTAGCCATGTGAACAATAGTTTCACCTAGTAACTGGTTAGCTCTATCAGAGCGCGTCATAGAAAGCGGGATTGCCATTTCCGGACCTGCTTCACCAAAGATAGATGGAGTAGTAGCAATCCCACCGTTAGCGTAGCCGTGTCCGTTACCAAGGAAACTTAATCCATGTCCATACCGGTGTTTTGCGTAATTTAAACCAGCTAGCAGATTGTCAAAGCCGTTCCAAATATTGTTATGGCCAGGCAAATGATAAGCCCTAAATGTTCCCGGCTTGACTTGCATCAATCCCATGGCATGGCCGTCTGCTAATCCGTCAGTGCCACCCATTGCTCTCGGGTTACCACCGGATTCAGTGTTGATTTGACGTAACACTCGGCTAACCATGCTTGCACTGGTTGAAAGCCCAAGCTTGCTCAAGGCTCTTTTAACGTCAGATTTCCAACGTTGAACACCAGCTCCGCCTGGGTCACCAGTACCGCTTCCACCATCGTCGCCAAACAAGCTGGCAATCTTCTTGATAGTGTTCCAGAATCCACTGCCAACTTGTTTCTTAATCATCTGTTGAAGTCTGCTGTCACCACTTGAGCTTTCAGCGTCTGAGCCTTTATCTTTGCCGTGCTGTTTAGTAATATCTAACCAGCCTCTAGTGCTCATGCCGCTTCGGCTCCATACCGAACCACCGTTGGTTAAACCAACGTGTAAATGCGGCCCAGTTCCTAACCCAGAGCGTCCTAGAACACCTAGAACGTCGCCAGTTTTGACGTGTTGTCCTTTGTGAACTCTAACGTCTTTGGCATGTCCAAATTCTTGATAAATAATTTCTTTACCAGTTGAATCTCTTGTAACAATGTTATAACCAACCGGGCCCCAGCCAGCAGGTGCGGCACCAACACGGATAACTGTACCACCGTGCATCGCGTGGAATGGAGTTCCTACTCTTGCGGAGAAGTCGTTCCCATCATGAACGCCACCGCCACGAGGCGAACCAAACCCATCAGTGTGTGTCCAGCCACTCCCTGGTGATTGCCAACCGCCACCGTACGAACCACCGCCGTCGCCGCTAAAGTCGACCATGCTCCATAATGTAGACCACCATTTTTTGGCTTGGTTCTTAACGAAATTGAATCCGCCTTTAGCAATTGTCGGGAAGAATCCTTTAGCGCCTTTGCTAGAGAACGGCATTATACTTTCTAACGCTTTAATTGGGTGAGCAATAATCTTGGTTCCTACTTCGAATAGTCCTTTTAAGCCGCTGGCAACCTTACCAAAGATGCTCTTAGCTCCGTTGATGATTCCTCCGAAGAAGTCTCCAATTCCACCACCGGCAAAATGTGTAATGCCTAGCATTGGAGCTAACTTCGCCGAATCTGTAGCGTTGGCTACTTCATCACCTGGGAATAGTATTGTTTTAGCATTCTTTTCCTTAGAATATTCAACAGTTCCGGTTGCTTTTCTAAAAATAAGCTCTGGATTGCTTGCGCCGACTTCGTCGTTTACAATCGCGGGTGTAATCGAATTGATTGCACGTCTAAAGTTAGAACTTCCAAGCGAACCTGTACCAGTCGCAAAGTGAACGTGGCCAATCGGTTTAATAGTTTGTTTTGAACCACCAAAGGTATGGATGACTGAATTAATGCCGCCTACGCCTTTATTGATAACTCCGATAACAGCGTTAAGACCATCGGCAGCCATGTTTTTCATTGAATCCCATAGACCACTAAAAATGCTCTTGACGCCTTTAACCAGTCCATTCCAGCCATCCTTGAACTTATTACCAAAACTTCCTAGAATATTCATAGCTCCGGAAGTCCAGCTGCTAAAAGTCCTACTTAATTTCTTAGTTATCCCGTGGAAGAAATCGTGAACGCCATTCCACATATTGCTCCACTTTTTACCGAACCAGTTCTTGAAACCAGTCCATGTCTTCGAGATTGCACTAGTCCAGTCTTTGAACTTTTTGTGAATGCCGTTAAAAATGTTAGAGAAGAACTTGCTGATAGCATTCCAAACTTTGTTCCAAGCTTTTTTGAAACCTTTACTAAATGAGTCCCAAGCCTTGGAAAGTCCGGTAGTAAATCTCTTCCACGCCTTACTCATGAAGTTTATAGTTTTGGAAAGAAATTTAGATAGTGGCTTCCAAACCGCTTGCCAAGCTTTGGATAAAGCTTTGCCAACTGTTTTTATAATCTTAACCCAGCCATTAATAACTTGATGAATTATTTTACCGATTAGCTTAAGTTCATATTTGACGTACCGCGAAAGTGGTTTCCAAATTGCTATAAAGGCTTTTGAGACTGCTTTACCCATTTTTTTAATAGGTTTAGCGATTATCCCGATCCCTTTATTCATTGCTTTAACAATTGGGCCAAAAATAATCATGGCTAACCCTGCTGGAAATGCAATTGCATAAATTAGGGCTTTGCCCAGCCCCTTGAAGAAGCCTTTAGCTTTCTTTACAAAACTATCAAAGCCTTTTTTAAATGCTTTCGAAAAATTGTTCCACCATTTAGAAATACCTTTGCCGACATCACCGAACCAGTCCGAAATATCTCCTATTTTTTTACTAAAGGCCTTTCTAATTGAAGAAGCACCGCTAGATACTTTCTTGCTTGCTCCTTTCCAAGCTTTACCGATACCCGAACCAATGCCACCCCAGAAGTTATTCCAAGATTTGCCGAAATCACTAAAGAATTTTCCTATGCCTTTAAGAGCGCCCGAGGTAAATTTGCTAATCGCCTTACCCCAGCCATTAACCATGTCACGGAATTTTTTATTGTGCTTGTATAGTTCGAAAAGTGCGACCCCTAAAGCTACAACTGCAGTGACTACTATTCCAATAGGATTAGCTTTAGAAACTAAATTAAAAGCTTTTTGGGCTAATGTTAACGTTCCTTCCGATTTTGCTGCATCTCGGTTGGCTTTACTAAATTGCTTCAGAAAACCGACACTTTTCCCTATTCCTTTACCAAATAATTCTGTTGAACTATATGACTTTTCTAATAAACCAGCTCCTTTTGCAACTTTAGTTAGTGAAGAAGCAAACCCTAAAGCTTTTGAGGTAATAAAAACACCCGCCAAAACTTTGCCGAGTGTTTGCAATCCTGATTTATGTTTAGAAAGTTCACCTAACGCACCAGACAAGCCTTTAACCGCCTTGCCATGCCCTGTCATCTTTGCTAAGGGTTTGACTACCGCTCCTAAGCCACTAATTAATCCCTTGAAGAATCCAGCGCCAATGCTTCCGATAATCTTAAGCGAACTCCATAAGGCTTTAAAGAAACCAACAATTTGTTTAGAATGCTGAGCAATCACATTAGAAATATTTTTAATGCTTTTTGCTAATCCATCCATGAAATTGTTCATAGCTTTCGGACCATTTTTAATATCAAGAGCTTTAGTTAAAGCTGTAGTAATTGTTTGGAATCCTTTTGAAGCAGCTTTACCAACTTCAGTAAATTTCTTTTCGGTTTTAGGGTCAGAAACCCATTTAGAAACTGCTTCAAAAATTGGACTTTGCATTGTTGTAAACGGCTTGGCTAAGTCACCAGATAATGCGCTAAATCTTGCTTTAATTGAACGTTCAGCACCAGCAGCGGTTTTCATCATGTTTTCGCTGGCAGCCTTGTACTTTTGGCCTAATCCGTTCATCACGGCTTCGGCATCTTTAGCACTGATTTTTCCAGCTGACATCTGATCACGTAGTTCAGACATACTTAGTGCATTATTATGCTGCATTTTACGTTCATAATCCAACAAGCGTTCTCCAAACATCGGTAGCTGGTCAGAAATCATGTTGAAATCGCCCAGTTGCATTTTGGAAGAACTCATCATGTGGGTGAAATTAAGACCTAAACGTTTGACATTGTCTGCGCTCATCCCTAATGTATCAGCCATAGTTAAAACTGATTTGGTTAACTCTTCAGTAGGGCCTTTTTTGTCTAAAACATGATAGAATTGTTGATCTAATTCGTTGACTAAGTCAGTAGATTGACCAAAAGCTGTGGACATCTTGTTAATTGACTTAACAAATCCTTCGCCTTTTGAAGCGTTTCCCGTTAAAGTTGTCCAAGTGGCGTTCATAACTTGCTGTTCTTTATTAAATTCGTTACCAGCTTTAATTATCCCGCCAAAGCCCATTTTTATAGCAGTAAAAGCCTGACTAGCTGCTCCATGAGCTACTTCTCCCCAAAAGGTACCGAAAAAAACTTGCTTAAAAACCGAGTGGGTTTCTTTACCTTCTTTTTTTAATCCACCAAATGATTTTCTTAAACGCTGGATAGGAGAAGGGTTTAGCTCTTTAAGTTCTTTATCAAACTTAGAAACAGAAGACTTCGATTCTGCCATAGAAGTTTTAAGCTTTTCTACAGCTATTCTCTGTTTGTTGATAGCACTTGCACTACCATTATTCTTTTCTAAGTCTTTGAGGAGTGCTTCTTCTTTCTTCAAAGCTCTACTAATATCATCAATCGACTTACGAGCGTTGTCTCGCTTCTCTTTAAGCGCCTGCTCATGCTTACCTTCGGCTTCTAGTCGTTCTGTTATAGCCTTAGATAGTGAATTACGTTGGCGCATGGACGAATTGAGGCCGTTAATACCACTCTTCTCACGTTTTAAAGCTTCGTAAGCACGTTGTTGTTGTGCTTCCATAGACTTCAAGGAAGTAGTAGCTTTGTTCAATTGGTCGCCGTATCTTACAGCCTGCTTAGCACCTTCTTGAGTGGTCTGGTCTAAGTCTTTCATTTTATCTTGTAGAGCTTCTATCCGCTTCTTTTCAGCTTCTATAGACTTTCCAAGGCCTTCGTACTTAGCTTCACTAGCTTTTAGATAATCACCATTAGACTTGAGTTGCGCTTCTTGCGCTTTCCAGGCCGATGTGGAGCTTCTCACGGCTTTGGTTAAGGAGTTGATACTATTTGAAGCCTTGAGGGTTTCTAAGGCAATAGAAGTACTCATAACTGAATCGACTTTACTTGCCATGTATTATCATCCTCCTTTCTTTAAGAATTTTGTTTATAGATTTCCATTGAATCTACCATTTGATCCTCTGGTGCTTTAGCATTTATTACTTCTAAAAACTCAAAATATTCTTGCCCGTCTATATCTTTTGGCAATAAATGATATTCCGTCAGCATCTGTTTATAAAAGTAGTTCATTTCTTCAATGGAACGCTCTTTTTTAAAAATCTCTATTCGGATTTTTTGGAGGCGTTCTTTTCTGCTAAAGGGTCTTCCAATTCTTCTTGCTCTTCCTTCACACTTTCACGGAGTTTCTGAATATCTTTATCAGTAGCACCTTGGAAACGTGCGGTAGCTTCACCAATCGCAAACGATAACTCTTGTGGGTCGAGTTCTTCTTCTGCCTTTTCGATTTGTTTATCGCTTAGCTTTAAGAAGTTTTTGAAGAAGTGTTCAATTTCACTCAATAATTGTGCTTCGTGTTCCAATTGTTCGATTTCAGTCATATCGTCTGAATGGTCGTCTTGCAATTTAAGCAAAGTCAATTGAATTGAGTTGATTAATTTTGTGTTTGCTACACTTTGAGCAACTTTAACAGGTTTCTTCATGCCTAATTCTTTAATTTTGATGTTTACAATTTTCATGTGTTTATTTTCCTCCGCAAATTAAAAACCCGCCCCTTACGGTATTGTTTACTTTCTTAGGCGAGTTATAGTTATTTATTCAGCTTTTAACGATGTTCCATCTGTTTTATTGATTCGCTTGTGAACCACTTTGTGAAGTCCCTGGAACTACGACCGATGTAGGCGCATAGCCTGGGAATACTTGTTTCATCATTTCATCTTCTTTGAAACCTTCTGAAGCGTCAGAATACATGGCAAGCATTTCACCGCCAAATTCTGGCGTAGCTAATGCTTGATAAGTCAACGCGTCTGTTGCCAATGTATCGGCGTTGGTGTCGGTTCCGTTGTTAGCAGAAGCTTGCGTTAATGTTCCGTTACCGAAACCATAGAACACACGATGCAAACGGTCGATTGATTGGCTTTCGATAAGTAAAGCCACTGAAGGACGCTTACCACTTTCAATCCAAGCTCCTGTAGTTGCATCTTTCACACGTCCAACAAGTTTTTGTGTAACTTCAAATGGTAAATTGTTGAAGTCTAGTGATACTTGTGGAGCTTCCTTAGGTGTTGAAACGAATACGGCTGTATTATTACCATATTGAATGGTCCCAGCTGCTTGAATGTTTGTGATGTTAGCTGTTTTAGTACCCCACATCTGGGTGGTAACTGGTAGCAATCCATTTTCTGATAAACCTTTGTCTACGCCTGTAATAATTTTCCCATTTTCATCTTTGAGTGCTAGTGTAACTAGCTTTAACCCTACTGTAGCCATTAATAACTACCTCCTATAAAATTTTTTTTAGTAAAATAAAAGACCTTGATTAGTTGTTTGTTGTCAGGGTCTGCATAAATTGGTTTTGAATCGTTTATCTTCCAACCCTTTTGCAAAAAGAGTTGCATAATTTTAATATCATCATTTTGGATTGAACCTTTAAATTGATACTTGAAAAATATTTGCAATTGAACGGCGTTTTCAATTCCGTTAAAAACGTCATTACCATATTGCGTTGGCTTTTCTCTGATTGAAGTAACTAACGCAATCGTCCTACTGGTATCATCTTGAGCACTTTTCGGCAAATAATTAACGTAACATTCATCAAGCCAATCATAATTAGCTTGGTCAAGGATATTTTTAACCTCCAATACGGGATTGTCCATTATCAAACCTCCTTGTGCTTGTTAACAATTTTCTGGTACTCCTTCTTTTCGGCCTCCAACACCTTCGGCATCACTCGCTCCCTTAGGTTCGTGATAAAGTGGTCACCAACGTAGTACTTAGTACCATCATTTAACCGTCTGGCGTTGTTAGCGTGGTAATGGTCGAACCCAACAACGCTAGTCCCATCTTTGATATTGTCAATATTGGTTCCTTTCATCACAACTGAATCCGCCATGTGTCCGAAGACCTTATCATCATGCCCAGAATAGTGTTTTTCGCGTGTTTCACGTTCTAGTTCTTTCTTAAAAACTCTAGCACCAGCTTTAGTTATCTTAGCTTTGTCATTGATGGACATGCTTGTGGAGATTTGTTTAACCTGCTTGAGCCACTGTTCCATAAAATCAACGTAGTTAATGCTAACCACCTGCCTTCTTTACTTTCTTGAGAGTGACGAAGTCGTAGGCAAACGTTTTATTAGTATCATCTGTACTAATTGAAACAATATCATAATACTCGTTACGATATTTAGCTTCGTAGCTTTCGTTGACTTTAGGATTGTGACGAATAACCACGATAATGGTATCCTCCAGCTCCGTTTTCATGATTTGATATTGTTGATTGAGCGTCCTAGTCCGTGGAGCACACCATAAACTTAACTCGGGCATAAAAGTTGGATTATAAAAGTTACCCGATTCGTCTAGCTTATCTTTAGTTTTTCCAAAGGCAATTTTATGGTTAAAGTCAGACGGTTTGAGTTTCGCTATTGCCATCATTATCACCGTCCTCCTTCTTGTCCATAGCAACCTTAGTTGATAAATGGACGATTACCATTTGGAAGCCTTTAGATGTTCCGTTAGTTAACTCGCGGTCATAGTACATCGACGTCACTAGGTTTTTAGTAGCTAAGTCAAACAATTTTGGATATTTTGCTTCTAGTTGTTCAGTTGTTAAGTCGTCAGTCACGCTATGAGTAACAATTTCCTTAGCGGAATCAATTAAGCCTTGAACTGTTTTGTTTTCTATTTCATCCGCATCAATATGGAGTTCGTCCATCAACTCGGAAGCTGTAACCGCCATTTGAAATCACCTTCTTTGCTCGGTTGCTGTAATTGTCGTTATATTTCCAGTTTTTATTGAAATCATCTTTTATGGAAATATAGTTCCAATTGTACCCGACAATCGTCTTTAGTAACTTTCTGCTTTATTTTTATTCACCTGTGCTAGCACTACCAGATGCATCACTAGGAACTGAAACAAAGTAACCAGCTGACTTATCAGCAACTTCAACATCGAAACGCATTGCTAGCCCAAGATATTGACCGTAAATTTCATTCTTAACCCAACTGATTTGTGTGTCCGCACGGTTAACGTAAAGAATTGCCCGCTTCAAGTCACCAACCCAAATGTGAACTTCTCCAACTTGACCTAGTAATTCATCATTAACTACAACTACTGGTTTACCGAATAGAGTTAAACCAGAAGATGCTGTAATGCTTTCTTGTAATAGGTAACGTCCTTCTTTGTCCTTCAATGTGTCCAGAACTTGGTATGCTGATTGTGAAACAACCACGGTCTTGTCATATGCGGGGTCTAAATCAACGTTAAGAACGTGCTTCAAGTCATCTACTAATGTTTCAACGGTCGAAGCCTTAGGGTTAAATGTAACTAACTTAGCACTAATAGCCTTGTTTAGCGTGTTTACGCGTTGTTCACCAGCGTTCTTTTGAATAACTGGCATTAAAGGAACTTGTGTGTCTTGAATTGATTCTTCTGAAATTGGAATAGCACCACGATAAGTAGCAACCTTCCAAGTAACATTTTCGAATTCTGGTTTAGCTAAGGCTGGATTTTCTGCCAGTTCTTCTACCGAGTTCATTACCGCGGTAGCACGTTTCAAAACTGGATAAGTACCAGAACCAGTAGTAGCAGGGGTCTTAGTTACCAATGATGATAAGTCAACAACCGAGTTAACTTCTGCTTCTGGATTGTAAATAATATCTTCTGGAATCATTGCCCCGATATCGCCAGTCTTTAATCCAGCATCTCGAACTGTACCGTGGGAACGAATGTAGTTTTCAATTGAACGTGTGCGGTTTTTTTCTTTTTCTTCTTGTTGCTTTGCTGTTAAGTTTGTAGCCATTGTTTTATCACCTTTTCCTTCTTTTTGTTTTTTAGCACTAAGCTTATCATTAGCGACATAATCATCGTCTGAATCATCGTCTGAGCTATCGTCTGAGCTATCATCAATGTCTTCATCATCCCGCTTGTTTTTATCTTCGGGAACTGTATCGGGAACTTTGTCAGGTTCTGCTGGCTTGTCATCAGGTGCATCATCAGACTTATCGTCGGATGCATCATCGTCTTTATCTAAGCTCTCTAAAGCCTCTAGTTTAGCGTTAATGTCTTGAATTTCTTTCTTGAGTTCTTGCACCTCTTTCATTTTGTCTTCGACATCTTCCGTAGAACTATCTTCTTTATTAATCAAGTCCCGTGTGTCGGAAATTAATGTCTTAAGTTGTGCGAGTTTATCGCGTTTTTCTTCTTGCAGTTTTGTTTCCAATTAGTAAACCTCCATCTCAATTAAATCTAAAAAGAGACGCGCCTTTTCTCGACGTGTCTCTTCATTAACTTTCTTTAATCCACGACTAACAGCAATGCTAGTCTCTGTGTAAGCTGGTAATGGCGTAATGCTTATCTCGGTTAACTCTCCAATTTGTAAGATTGTATGGATTAGTTGACCATCTTCATCACGTTTCCAGTTATCGTCTTCGATTGTAAAACCAAAGGAGCACCCCTCTAGGTTTCCGTTTTTAATGTTAGTATAAACATCTCTTCCAAGAGTTGTATCTGGAATATCCAGCGTAAATCTAAGTCCGTAATCATCAACCTTCAAAACTAAAGTGCCAGCCGATACTCTACCCAAAACGTTGGATAAATCGTGGCTATAAAGAGCTAGCACGTTGCTCATATCAACGCCATCAAACATGTTGGGGTCACAATACTCAATAAATCCCATGTCTTCGCTTGGCTGGTTAAATACGCAAGCATATCCAGTAACCTGTCCAATAGCAGGTGTGCTATCATCATTGCTTAAATCTCGCAAGTGCCAATCTTTATTTAAAACACTCCGAACATCATTCTTCGAAGCCATTGTCTATCACCCCCTTTCGTTGGAGTAGGGCGATTACTTGCTCGCCACTCAAAGCGGGAGTTTTACCACTTGCAAACTTAGCTATCATATTGGCATATTTAGTTCCTGTAGGGTCGACGATAGGGTCTAAGTCTGTTTTAACGGGAACTCCAAACTTTTGTTCTAGCTCGCTTACAAACGGTTTGATGTAACGATTAAAGCTACTAATAAACATGCTTGCCGATTGGTCTAGTGAACTTTGCTGGTCACCTTGGCCATTTAAATAATTTTCAGGAATCCCAAACACTTTGCTAACTTGTGTCCTAGTCCAGTCTACATTATTCAGATATTCGGCTGTTTTAGCGTCAATCGTTGGCATGGCTTCAACGGTAGCCGATTGGTCTAGTACAACCGGCTTGCCTTGATTTGCTCCAGAATATTGCTCTTGAAAGCTATCTCTGATAATTTCTTTAGCTTTTTTGCTCAATTGAGCTTCCGGTACTGAAATAGCTAAACTAGGCGCAATAAAGTTTTTGAGCGTGTTAAGTGACAACTTACTAGATAGTGACTGGAAAGATAGTTCGTTAACCAACGCCTGTAACGGCGACGTTCCGACGTATTGGTAAAGTGAATTACCGGTAACAAAGATGCGAAAATGTAACATATCACCTGATTGAATAACTTCACTATCACGTTCGTCGTTGTAAGATACCTGGTAAGTTAAATCACCGTTATTATCACCGAGAATGACTTGCACGTTTCCATAAGGGATCTCTTCAAATTCTACTGGTATTCCTTTTTTTCTGCGAATTGCTACATAGGCATTACCCGCAAGTAGCATCTGATTGATAACTGACGTCCAAAAACCATAAGCGTTGATTTTATCGTTCGGATGGTCGAAAACACCTTTAAATGGTTCATCCATCACGTAATTAATGCTTGCTAGTTGAGAACTAATTAAACTGATAACTGAAAAGATGTCGGAGTTCTTAATCGCTGTTTCAGCGTTCACAACTGGTTCAGGTATAATTGTATTGCCTTCAACCGTAAACGGCGTATAACCGCTCGGTAAGCTCTGTGAGCGGATGTTTAACCGAGGAAATGGATTAATTGCCATGTATTACTCACCTCCTTTCCTGTTTGCTGTAATCCAACTAAGGTAGATTAGAGATAAGCCTAGGACTATCAATCCAACGTATTTGCAAAATAAAAACCCTGCTACAGTAAACGTAGTCAGAGCCATAATCATTAATATTAAGCTGATGTTTGCTAGTGCAAATTGCCCGAACCATCTAAGCTGTTTCAATTTTCCACCTCCTAGAAACTAAAATCATTCATAAAATAGTCGTTAATTTCTTCTGTTGTTTTATTGTCCCAAATAGACTTAGTTTTAACGTTACTTAATCCGTCAAAGTAATACATCGCTTCATAAAAAGCATCAATCAAGGCGTCCACTGCATCAATCTTACTTGTACGCTTGTCTTTATTAATCTTGATACCATTATTTTCTTCAAATAATAATGCATTTTTAAGAGAATACTGTAGAATTCCATCGTCTAACATTGTAATGCGCTCTTGATGTAATTCATCTCGGAAAAACCGAGTTGGTTCATTTAAGCTTCTTACTCCTTGATGGACTGGAATGCAAACCCATTCAGTATTTTCAATAAGTCTCTTAGCCATTGACGTTTCGTGGTAGAAATCATATAAGAAAGCCTTAACTTGTAAATGGTGTTCATCTACGTAGTTCAGTAACCAGTTACATACCTCATCATCTTCAACGATCCCATATTGGTTTTCGGTAATCTTGCCAAAGCCTTTCGCAACTTCTGCACGATAATTGATCCCGTCTTGATGTTCTTTGATATTAATATCGTTGTTAGAATTTCTAAGTGGAATAAACGAGAATTGCTCGACATGGAATTTGTTTATACCGTTATCTTCATAAGGATATACAAAAGCGATGGCATTATCATCACTGAATTGTCCTTTATCGTAACCAATGTAGACTTGTCGGTTGTCAATACCGAAGCTAGGAATAATCGCTTTCTCTAAATCTTCAAGACTTACATACGAATTGACTTTAACTTGCAACCAATTGTTCAAGTTACGGTTTTGGAACTCATTCGCAATCCCAGAAGCAACGTGGGAATCTTTGTCCGCAATCATCCGCTTTAAAATTGCTCCGTCTTTATCTAGCTCTAGCAATGGGTTGCTTTTAATCCAGGTTTTGGGATGATTAATTTCGTCTAGGTTGTCTTGTTGCCAGACCAAACATAGGTAGTTGTCTTCATCACGGGAGTAGTCTTTTTTCATAACGTCTTTTAAACGTATCTGGTCTTTATAGAACAACGTTTCTGTATTCTCATAAGACGTCGATATCATTAACAACTGGGCGTTAGGCAAGTGCGATTGTCCTTGAGTAATCTTACCAATGTTAGGCTTGTGGGCGTAGCCTCCGTCTCCTGCTTCGTCAACAACCGCCAAACGGAAATGGTAACTATCAAATTGACCGGATTCATTAGACAATTGAACCACCTTGTTACCAATGTTTGACTTAATACCTTGCTCACCGATATAAGTGTCGGTCTCGTTTAAAATCTCTTGAATATCTTCTTCGGTGTCTCTTAGAATTCTTCCAGACGTTAGCACATAAGCCCACGGCTTTTTCATCTGTGCACCAGTAGGCATTGTATAACCGATATCTTGGTTAGATAACCCAGCACATTCGATTAGATAGGTATACCACAACATAATGCTAGCAATATAAGACTTACCGTTAGCACGCGCAACCGATACGATTACACGACTATAACGGAAATTGTCGTTATCCTTGTACACCCACGCTTTACTCATGCATAAAATAGCCTTCTGCCATAGCATTAGTGGCATAGGCTTGCCATGTGCTGGTTCAGGGAAGATGGAAGCGAACCCTAGAATGCTACGGCATCGTTCTAAGTCGTAACGATAAGGGAAGTCTTCGTCTGGGTCTTCAGAACGCCTTAAGTCTTGCAAGTGTCTGAAACAAGCTAGCTTCATCATCTCACCAGAAACAATCTTGTCATTAACGACCAGCCAAGCGTAAACAGTGGCCGGGTCACGGTACTTCTCTAATATAGCTGTAAAATCTATCTCTTTAACCGCCTCGGAGACGCTAGCTCCCTCTTTGGTAAAATCTACCTTATCAATCATTAGAAGTCACCAGCTCCCTCTTTGAGCTTCTCAGCAAGTGTCTTTTTACCTTTTTCCTTTGGCTGTATTAGTTGCATTAAATCCGAACGGCTTTTTGGCGATAATCCCAATTCTGCGCCAACTTTAATCATAGCTTTGGCGGCCGAATCGTTGATTTGCACCATCGGGTTCTTTTTCCAAGCTACGAAGTCCTTACCGATAATCTCACCACTTGAATTTTGTAACGATTTGTAAATAGCGGTTGCTTCGCCATGTTTTTGAATGTGTTCATATGAATCACGATATAATTCATACTGTGTACAATAAATCTCAACTAAATTTGCATCTATCCGCTTAACCTTTCCCTCATCTTCTAAAAAAGGCACAATTTTACGCCATACGGCCTTGGCTTCAGCCCCTAGATACTTTGGTGGGGTAATGGATAGATGGCCGTTATTTCGGTCTTTAAATGGCTTCTGTGCCATTGTAAGCACCCCCCTCTACAATTAAAAGAACCCCCCGTACCCTAAATCATTAAAAAACGGTACATAACGCGAGAACATTATGGCGTTTCGCTCTTTCCACGAATGCCTTAGGGGCGGGGTTTGTTGGACTTTCGATTAATTTTTTTATAATTTTCATCATCAGAAAAATTCTTTCGAATTTATTTTTTTGCTTTCAACAATCCGTCAACTTTTTTCATTGCTTCGTCCGATTCTTTTTGTGCTTGATGCGTCTTGTCAACGTAAGATTCAACGCTTAAATCTCTGCCACAAACTGGGCAAAATTTAATTAAATTGTCTTCATTAGCAAGCAATTCATTTAATTGTACAGTGCAAACAGCGTCATGATTAGCAACTGCACCTAAACATTCAAAAGGTTCATGGCAAAAAGTACAATCATCATACTCTTGAGCTTTTTCTAAAGCTTCGTCATACATCTTTCCCATTATCTTCGCAAAGCCGTTTTCGATATTCTTATTCATCTTAAATCTCCACCTCTTCTACTCTTCCCGACCAGTCAATCGTTAACGCATAAGTTGGATAGCTAACCGTTCCAGTATTCATGTCTCCGTCTTCTTCGTAGTCAACAAAGAAACCTTCACCGATGAGATAGTCTAGCAATCCAATCAACATTGAACCTTGAATCTCATGCTCTCGAATCCTGGTTACTCCCGCATTCGAAGCTTCTTCAATATCTTGGCTGATAATCTTAATAAACTGTTCTGCATTCTCGTTCGACTTCTCTCTTGCTATTGCTAATGCTTCTTCTGATTTCATTTTAGTTTCTCCTTTATAACCTTAATCCACCAGCCCTTACTAACATGCCTTAACTGATTAGGATTCATACTTTGTTCTATCTTAGTTTTGATATTATGTTCCTTACGAGACAACAACCATAGATTACTCATCTCATATCTATCATCACCACTTAGTAACTTCAAAGGAACGATATGGTCGACGATAATATCCTTATCGTTTAGTATTGCTTCACTAACTCCCGAAACGTACATATCTCTAGCAACCACATAATTCCGTACATCCGTCCATCGCTTAGAATGATAGAAATCGTTAGCTTTCTTATCTCGTTTATACTGGTTGTAAAACTTATCTCGCTTGCTATCTTCTGGTGTCCTTATCTTGTTAATCGTATGTTTCCTGCAATACTTGACCTCAAACGGTAATAACTCATGACAACCGACATGATAGCAATGATGCATTTTAATTCCTGCCATACCATTCACCTCCATAAAAAAAGCCACACAACAATTAAGTTATGTGACTTTGGCGTTATAACTATGAGATGGTAAGGATTTGCACCTTACATATACTGGATTTTGTACTCTCCTACTTGTTCTTGGCTTCTTTCAACCTTAGCTTCGGATATCGTCTACCTATTCCGCCACATCTCACCTGGTAGTTGTCCCCGATGGTTTCCGAGTAGGACTCATGCTGACCTTTCATGTATCTCCGCCAGACTTCTTTCGTGTTTGCATTTCCGTAGCTACCAACTACGTCAAACACACCAGTAATAAGGCCGCAAGGAATCGAACCCTGCGACAAACGTAACATGCCTTCCCTGATTGAATTTGTTGAAACGGAAGTCTGTCGAACCATCTGCCTTACATCTTTCGACAATACCAATATAACGGATACTAACTCCAAAAGTACTCAAGTTTTACTCCAAATTTACTCCAGATTAACTCCACTTTTTTATTTTATAAAAGCTTGGCATTCCAGCCTTTCAGCTACATCTAATAATGCTGCTTCATGCCAATTAAAATAAGTGGTCGATGACATGTTGTAATACCTGTTGGGCAATCGTTGCATTAACACGTCCATGTAGTAGCCGTGGTCTTCCTCGTAGCCTTCACAATAGACAATTTTCAGGAGTTCACGGTAATGGTACTTTCTACAACTATTGATCGCCCAATCTACCCAGTTACAGAATACTTTGCCTTTTTCGGCATTAATCATTCTTTGCTCAACATATTCTGGAGCGGGTGTCGTTGCACTTGGTGCCCCATCACCAAAGCTGGCGGTAACTTTCGGGTTAATTGGGGCATTGATGTAAGCTTTGTACTTACGGTATTTAGACAATATTTTTCTTGCGTTATACTTGGTCTGTTCTTTATCTAATTCTGGTAATAATGTCATGCCCCGTCACTCCTGTTATAATAATGTTGTTGAGATTATTAGATCGAGGGCACGTCTGCGAGGTGCTCTTTTTTATTACTATTTGTCTAATATATGTTCTTCAATATGCATTTTTCATTTTGCTCCCTTGCTTTCCCTTACCATTGTTCCGCAATTAATTTAGCCACTATTATTACGGTAGGGAACCACCACAGCGCCATAAACAATGAAAACCAAGGCTCTCCACAATACGTATCAACTACCACCGGTGCTATTCCAAAATTGATTACTGCTAAATCAACTAAGACAAATATCTTAATTACCTCTTTTAACACCGACTTATTCCACCTCTTCTAGATTGATTTTATAAACTTTGCCACCGATTTTTTCTGCAATCTTTTTCACATCATCAAAACTTTCACTCAAAATTGCGTCGTTTAAATTATCAGTCATTGTGTATCGATAATCGTTTGTTATACTTAATTCTCTTCCCTTATAATACAAATTTCCTAGCCTAATTACATAAACGTTTTTCATTAGTTAATCCTCCATTTTATTGCTTGGTAGTTCTTTAATTTTAATTAGGGCTTCCGCAGCTTTTTCCCAGGTCAAATAGCCAAGTACATCGTTAGTAATTGGTGTATTGTACTCTAATTCGCCTTCTGGATTGGTACTGAAATTTAACACTGCCGGCAATAGCCAACACACACATGAGAAATACCACAATATAAACATAATTAGACTTCCTCCGGTTCAAATTCCACATCAATGCCTACCTTCGCCATACCGATCGCAATCTCTTCAGCTTCTTTTAACGCCATTTCTTTTTCAGCAAACAGCTTGGCTTCTTCTTTCGGTGCTGTCCATGACACTTGGTTCATGTAGCCTTTATCGTCCTTATTCTTCAATATGTAGAACTTGTGCTGTTCAACTTCGAAGTTAACCTGCTCACCGATCGGACTAATCGCAGCGTGTAAGATGTCCGCTTTCTGTTTTGCTTGCTTCCATTTTTTGAATACTGTGGCATCTTCAATACCTACGTACTGGTGGACTTGATTTCCTAGCCTACGATAATATCTATTAGTTCCTGTGAGCTTAATCAAATACATCTTTTTCAATCTCCTTTTTAAATTGCTTTTTTCGCCAATGTTCCTGTTCGTCGACTACTGCTTTTTCAATGCGTTTTAAATCATCGATTGTATAATTATTGCCGTAGATTTCTCTAACAATTTCCTCTGCCGTCATAACTCTTCAACCTCCATTTCAACTCTAGGCTCTTCGGCATACATCTTATCCATCTCCACGCTCACAATCTGATTATCATCGTGCCATACAACGCCTGTGCACGCGTCTGTCACCGCTTTAAATAAGTTATCTATGTCGGGCTTAAAGATGGGTCTATGCTCGTTAGAAAGTCTTCTGTTACGTTCGGCTTTTGACACACTTTTCTGAACGGAGCGATAAAACGTAGTCTTAACTTTCAGTGCGCCCATTAGTGGTTCACCTTTATACTGATTTCTAACAATTAAGTGAGTTCTATCTTTATAGGCTTTGTATTTCGGAGCAATGTACGCCCATCCTTTCCGCGTCACCCTTGGTCTACTAGCGGCTACTGGCTCGCCGTCAATTATTAACTTGATCACTTGAGGACACCTTCTTTTTACATACTTTGTACCAGTGGCTAGCAACGTTATATCCTGTCATGCCTAATTTTTCGGCAATTTCATCAAACTTTGCACCCTTGCTTCTTTCGGCAATCAGAAACGCATCTTCCTTTTTAGTCCACTTCTTAGGTGTCCTCTTATTCTTGCCTTTTTTAATTTCGATCCCGAGTTCCCTTAGGTCTGAATAAATCGTCTGGACCTCTACACCTAGCTTCCATGCAATGTCAGCATAGCTAAGACCCTTATCAAGCATTTCTGGAATTAGTTTTTGCCGGGCAACCTTCATCTTGTGCTTCATCATGCTAATCTCACCAATATACTTACGCTTTTTAACTTTTGAGATGCTCAATCCACGAGCTTTACGGAAGCCTTCGTAGTCGCCACGATCCAATAGCTCTTGTTCAATATCAGCTTGATTAACAGCCGTGCCAGCCTTTACATAGCGCATTGGTTCCGGCATGTCCATGTAGATTCCATCCTTTTGGTCACCATACCTGGTGTAGGTCTTAAGCATCCACTTGTGCAGATCCGACTTGTGCTTGCTCTCACCATAGATTTCTTTGCTATTAACCCCGACCAATTGCCACATTAGCTTCACGCTCCTTTTCTTTTCGGTATTCTACATTGCAATTTGGGCAGGGCTTTACCTGCATAATTGCTCCATTCGTTTGGTAAATAATTTGCGTACCGCCACATAATTTACACATTAGAAAATCGCCATCCTTTTATCTTCTGTTTTTTCAAATTTGATAATCGCGTCGTTCTTGACGACACCTTTGTACATTCGACTTAATAATTTTGGATTATATATTTCCGATAATTCCTTACTACTCAAATTAGTAGTGATAATTGTCCGGCTCCGCTTGTTTAAGACGCCAAACAGTACCTGCTGTACATATTCACTTGCTTCTCTTGATTCGCGCTTAAACGACGCCTCACTGCCCAAATCGTCCAATACAAGCAAGCTAACCTTCCCGAGCAAGTCCACCATGCGAGATTCGGTGTAATAACTATCCCGATGCTCGAATGAATCCTTAATTTTTCGCATCATCTCATTTATCGAGATGAACAAGCAGGAAGCGTCAGGCTTGATGTTTTCATTGACGCCCTTAAGCATCGAAATTGCTAAGTGCGACTTACCGACCCCCGGCTTACCAGTAATGATGGTGTTAGCTTGGTAGCTACGATCCATGTACCTGTATGCGATTCGCTTAGCCTTTTTCAGGTTCACTTCTGCTTCGCTGCCAGCTTCAACCTCGTAATTGTCAAAGTTCGCCTGCCACAAGTCCTCATCATCAATGATCGAATCTTTTCGTAGCACATCATGGAAGCCACGCTTGTAGTTCCGCATAGCGCCTATCGTGACTAACTCGTTATTTTTACGCCTACGTTTCTCCTCAACGCATTTAGGACAGAAGGGTTCATGGTTAGCTAGCATTAGTAACTTTTGGTCTGGATGAATTCGGCAGTATTCGTTTGTCTTTTTAACATGCTTTAAAAGTTCAAAATTCAACCCCGCCATACGAAGACCCTCTCTGTGCATTAGATTGTTGTCGTGTTTGATATTCATCATCAAAACGCCCATTAAACCAAGTAGATCCATTCATCGGCCGTTTCCACGTATTAATAGCTAGGTCTTGTTTATAGAGTGCCAACCGTTCCAATAGATACTCGTTAGTATTGTTGACGCTCTTTCGTCTCCAAGCCTTGTAATGATTGAATGCTTGTTTCTTACCGGTTTTGTTTGGGTACTCTTTCCAAACCGTTTCAAATTCTTGCTCGAAATCAGGTTGTTCATCGCTAGATGAACTATTATTTATATCCTTACCTAACCTAACCTTACCTAACCTAACCTGTGGTGACGGGTCGTCGACGTCTCGTGGACGTAACGTATACGCGCCATTTTCATCCTGCTCTAATTGTTCCTTTTCATCGCCGTAAATCGTGGCGTTGTAGGTATCCTTGCGGATATAGTTGTGGATTTTCCAATCCTTGATAACTACGACCCCGGATTCAAACGCAAATATAAATTGCTTGGCTAGTAGTAGCTTCAAGTCATCGTCACTTGAACCAATCATTCGCTTAATTGTTTTGGCGTTCGAAACGAAACCATCATCGTCAGCATGCATATTAAGGTGAAAGTACAATGCCTGTGATGATAGCGGCATGTCTAAAAACGTGTCTGTATCGGTTATTTTCTTACTGAACATCCTTCGTTGTGCCAATCAATCACCCCCCATAGTTTCCTTTAATTCCTAATCGTTTCAAATCTTCGACACTTAACTTGATGCCATCAACGGGCACATGATACTTAGCGGCAAACTTAGCTGGCGTAATGCTTTCGATTTCACCATGATGCACTCTGCATAGTGGCAGTACATGCCGTTTTGAATGGTCAATCTTGTTTCGGTTCGTTCGTCCAACCACGTCGACGTGATGAATATCAGCATGTTCCCCACAAACGAGGCAGACCCGATGTCTACAGCATTGGTAGATAAAGTACTGCTCTTCTCGTGGTAACAACTCATAGCCTTTTTTAAACGGCACACGCCACTCGAACATGAAATCGATGACTAGGTCTAACAACTGGTTAGCATCGCTCACAGACGATTCTGTGTGGTCTGATAAGCTAATAGACTTACCTGCGGTATAAAACTCGTACTGGGTATAGAACATTGATTTTAAAAATTCACTTGGCACTACGAAATAAGTTTCAATGTCATGGAGCAACGCGAAGAACAATCGTCGCTGCTGTACTCGTGCTCTCCTTGGGTCTGCTACTTCAAAATCAACGTAGAACTCGTCTTGCCCACCGCTCACTGTCTCTAAATGGTCTTGGTTAAGCGGTTTGTCTAAATGAATAACCAGGTCTCTGCCTCGTTGTTCCGCTCTTGCTCTCTGCATCTAAATCATTCCTAAAAGGGGAGCTGGTCGTCACCAATATCGATTGACTGTCCGCCATTAGCGAATGGATCTCCCGGCGTTGATGCTTGCCGTGCATTATTTTGCTGGTTGCCTTTTGGTTTCGAATCTAGCAGTGAGAAGTTATCCGCCACAATTTCGGTAACGTATACTCGTTGCCCTTGTTGGTTTTCGTACGAACGGGTCTGAATCCGCCCTTCAATACCTACCAACGAACCTTTTTGTGTATACTTAGCAAAGTTTTCTGCTGCCTTCCGCCACATTACACAGTTGATGAAATCCGCTTCACGTTCACCCTGTGAGTTGGTAAACTGTCGGTTAACTGCCACGGTAAAACTAGCTACCGCATCGCCTTTAGCTGTGTGGCGAAGCTCAACATCTTTAGTTAAACGTCCTATTAGTATTGTTCGATTAATCATGAAGTTCCTCGATCCTTTCTATTTGCCAATCACGAATACTATTAAGCACGTCTAATTGTGCGTTTCCTGCTGAATCTAGCTTTCCGTCTTTTAACAATTTTCTGTACAGTGGCTCGCTAATATTAGTCAATTTCTGGTTTAACGCGTCTAGCATTGCGATTTGTCCGTTTTCATAACCTAGTTCATAGCTTTCATTCATGGTGCCCCTCCTGTGTTTTGCTGACGTGGTCCAGTTGCTTGGTTACAAGTACGATCATCTGGTTAGCTGTCTCGTAATTTAAGTCGTTGATATGGGCAACGTGTGCCTTACTTAGATACGCCGATTTAACTACGGACTCTGGCTTACCAGTGGCGGTCGCCATTGCCTTAAATAGTGCCGTTAATGTTTCGTTTTGTTCGCTAGAAACTGGGTCAGGTTGTTTTTTGCTCTCAACATTTTTTTGAAAAGAATCGGGATCCATATCATCAGTTGCTATGTTGAAAAATTTGAGTAAAAAGTATTTCTCACCATAAGTTAGTGCCTTACCAACGCCCTTTTCACCGGCGGTATCAACACCCTGTGCGTACCACGGACATTCAATTTTTTCATCGGGATTATCACTGTTAACCCACGTCATGGTCATAATTAATTCGGTAAAGTACACCACCGCACCCTTCTTATTCGAACTCGTCATTACATTTTTGCCCGTGATTCGAGGTATCAGTAGCACACCTTCTTGGTCCATTAGTTCATGAATTTGTCCCAATACGTCCGATGACCCGGCATAGCTGTACTGCGTTGATCGCTGCGACTTCTGCACGTATTTCGCGCTAACATGGATCGTCTGTAGCTTTTGGTATAACGTTTTAGGTTTTGAATTCTTTGCCGACGTCTTAGGTTTAACCTCTTCTTTTGGTTCTGCTTTAGTCGTTGCCATCTAGTCCACCGCCTTTACTGATAACTTGTCTGGTTTTTGTCTTGCTACATAAGGGATTAGTGCTCCAGTTTCCGTGTCGACTAGTTGTCCGTTTTTTGATGGGATAAATCGTCCTTCAGCAACCATGCGTTTAATTGCTGACAAGTTAGGCTCTTGTTTTACTAACGCTTCATCAATTACAGAAAGTGACTGCACAATCTCTTTAGGCTTCGCATTGTTTGCTTTCGTGACTTGCCACCATGTTGGTTTACTAGGATTGCTTTCGGTTCGAACATAGCGCCAAGTAGCGGTCTGTAATTCACGTCCTTGAAATAAGTTGAGCTCCTCTTGTTCGACCTCACTAATCTGGTCGCGAAGTTCATCAATTTGAATATTGATACCTTCTTTATCATGCTTAAGTTTGCGCAATTTACGATCGAGCTCACTACGTTTAGCTTCTAATTCATCAATCTTCATCATGTTCATTTCCTCCAAATAAGCTTTCTGCTTCTTTATTTTCGCGTTCTGTTTCCCAAGCTCTTTCTAAGCTTGCGCTTAACTGTTGATTGTTCATGTGATATACTCCAGTTGATAAAATTATTTCTTTGCTCGCTATTGCCGTAGCGGGCTTTTTATTTTGACCGTTTTATCGTTAATGTTTCGTCAGTTTTTAATTCATTTAGTAAACTTAAAACATCTGACTTAGTTCCAATTTTATTGATGCCAGTATTATCAGTAGTAACGCTGATATTATATTTATTATCACTATCTTCTAAGTGCTCCTCGCTACCGCAAAGAGTGTCGAGTACTTTTCCAATTTTTGCTAACGTTTCTATCGGTTTATTCGAACCGGCCAAATAAATGTCCGTGCCAAAACGCCCACATTCTATCGCTCCAATTAACGCTGGATTGGCGTACGTGTAATCATCAATTTTTACTAGCTTCATTACTATTCGCTCCTTACTCGAAAAATGAATTAAATCCAAAACGACCAAATGCGTAGGCCATCCCTGCTATTACCAATATTGCTATTAAAATTCTCATTGCTAATTCCCTCTCATAATCACTTCTTTGTTATCATCAATAAATTCCTTGATTTCATCGGCAAACATCCACCATGTACCACCTTTACCACCGCCACCAAGCGCTCCCTTATCGCGAAGCTCTTGTAGCTGTTTGTATAAATGTGGGTTAGCCAAAACGTTAGCGGTAATCCATTGGGTGCTCTTATTGAGCATGTAAGCTTTCAAGTCGTCCATTTTCCAAATTTCGTGAGCCTCCGCTTTCTTCTTGGTGGTTTCCCATTCGATGCGGTCTACTAAAACTTTGTCAGCTGGTATCTCGAACTTAATGTTCGCTTCAACAATTTGAGCCACCTCTGCTACCTCCTTACTCTCCTAACGTTGTTTGCCCCGCTGGAACCTTGCTCATCTCTTTAATGATTTGTACCGTTGCGGTAGATGGTTGCCAGTTGCTGATATATTCATCGGCTTTATCAAAGTCCTTTTGTCGAAGCTGCGAACGTGTCTTAACGCCTGTGACCTCATTAATTCCTCGGTTGATATCTTTGTACAATTTGCTACGTTGTGGAGCTGATAGGGCCAAGCCATGCATATCAATGTATTCATAGACCTTTCTACTAATTCGTTTTGAAATATATGCATATTCCGTTGCATCTAGTCGCTGGTTATCCGTTAGGTTTTGAACAGTATTGCCTAAACGGTCTACTTTCTTATTGGTCTCTTCTGTGGCTTCAAACATCAATTTCAATGCTTCCATTGGCGTCTTGGGTAATTGGATACGTTCTTCCTTAATTGCTTTTTCCATATTGTTAAAGGCTTCAATGTATTTCAGCTTGAAGCCCAGTGCTTTCTTTCCGGTGAATCCCATTGCTAGTAAAGTAAAGCCGTCTCGGTTCATATAATAAATTCGGCGGTCACGTCCGTATAAATCTGGTTCTGTGCTTTCCATAAACATCTGCTCAAAATTGAGCCGATCTAAATTTAAGTTGCTGATATCTCTCAGCACGTTTTTATGTTCTTTTCCAAACACTTCTGCTACTTGTAAGCTAGTCGTTACTGCTTGTTGGTCTTTCATGATTACTAATTCGTTCATTCTTATTTCCTTCTTTCGTGTGTATAATTTAATTAGTTTAATTAAAGGTGGTGATAATGATGAATTCAGTTGAATTGACTTTTTCTAACGGCGAAACGTTGAGTCTATATAAAAATGATGTTCTATTTGGAATAAGGCGTATTAAAAACGATAAGATTTCCTCACACGATACTGTAGCTCGACAGATGGGCCGTTTAAATTTCCCATATGGAGCATCTTCAAATGGTCCTTTAGAGCTTTGGGAACATAACGAGGAAGGATTAATTCCTTCACTATTGGAATTCTTTGAAAGTTACGATTATTTTTATTTAGAAAATAATAGAGACACAATTTATTCAACATCTGAAGTTGTAAAAATTAATCGCTAATTTTCCGATCTAGAGCTCTTTCAGTTACCCTGTTTTGTAATTCTTCAAGAAGAATTGATTCAAAACCAATACCATGTAAAAACCTTTCTTGGGCTAATTCATTTTTAACTTGAGCAAAGGTTTTTGTTTTATCTGAAAGTAATTCATCTATATATTTATTAATTTCGAAATTTATTTTTTCAGTTAGATTCTTCATTTAGTTCTCCTTTCTAGATTCCAAATTCATTATTCCAATTCCGTTAAACCGCTGGTTCATCTTCTTGTTCAATCAGCGGTAGATATCCATTGGCTTTCAGTAATTCGTACAATCCCAAACGTCCTTTTTGTGTCCATTTAGTATTAAGCACTGCTTTTTCTGTACCATCTTTACGAGAAACCATCTTTGTTTCTGAGTGTGTCCAACCAGTTCTTTGATATTTTGCATATAGTAGCCATGTACCACCTTGTCGATATTGAACACCTAATTCATGAAGCAATTTATTCATGCCAGCTCCACTCATTCCATAATCCTTAGCAATTAGACTGATAGTCATTAGTGCATCGTTAGATAAAACTTTGTCGTAATATGAAACTTTAGGCTGAAATTCCTTAACCTGTTGTTCAGCAATTAGTCTGCCTTCACGTTCGTTCTTTAGTTGAGTTGCTAGACTAATAATCGTGTCAGGATTTAGCAAAGCCTCTTCAATCTTTTCATCCGTCATATAAGCACCATGCTTTCGGATTGATGGCAGAACTTCGTTTGTTACCCAGCGTTTAAACTTCTTAGCATTTGGTAATTTACTTGAAAGTACTAAGCTGTACATCCCTGATTCGTTAATCACTACTTGATTAGGGTTCCCCTTTTTTCCGTCGTGAATTGCGACGCTATTCTTGTCCTCTTCATCAACGTGTTTAGATAAAGCATCACGAGTATTTAAATATCCCAAAACGTCCGCAATGTCTTTGCCAACAAAATATGGTTCGTCATTAATTAGTACAGTTCGTACTTCGTTTCCTTCAAAGTTGAAATTTTGTAATTCATTCATATATGGTCACTCCTTTTAAATTCCAAATTCATTAATCATGCTAATAATTAATTTTGTTGCTTCTGGCCCTTTAGCTTTGCCGGTAAGCACTTGTTGAATCCACGATGCGGTCGAGCCGAATAACACTCCGGCCATGCGATAAGTAATATGGTTTTCCTTCATGTATTTTCTAACAGCTTTGCGACCTGGTTCTGTTCCTATCAATAAAAACACCCCCTTATTTTTTCAAGTGATTTATCAAGTAGTTATTGACAAAATTTAACCAATAAACTAAACTAAAGCCATATTAAATAAGCAATATAAAACCTACAACTACCACAATTTCTCGCCAAAGTTATTGTTTTAATAGGTCTGTTTTTTATTGCTCAATTACTTGATGAATTAAATATAAACCAATTGGTTAAATTTATCAATACTTTTTTAACCAATTGATTAAATTTAATTCTCTTGAACATGGAGAATCGTTGATATGACAATATTTGAACGCATAGAAAAAATTTCAAAAAAACGTGGAATGAGCTTACGAGAGGTCAACACAAGAGCTCAATTGGGTACAAATGCAATTTACAGATGGAAAAAGCAAAATCCGTCGATAGATAAAGTTGAGGCTGTTGCAAAAGTCTTAGGAGTGACTGTGGACTATTTATTAGGTAAAGATGATAAAACCTCTACTTCTAATGAGCCTGTTGACTTAGATAAAGTACTGTCCGAGGAAGGCATGGCTATGTTTGATGGAAAGCCATTATCAGAGGAATATAAAAAAGCTCTATTAGCTATGCTTAGAGCTAATAAGAATAGTGGTGAATAGTATATGCGTGATGATTTACATGATGATTTATTGGCTCGTCTTATTTATATCGCGGATAAAGCAGGAATTAAGATAGAAAACATTGAAGGCAACTCTGCAGATCCTGATGTTGCGTTTTGCAAAAGCAGGATTATCAATTTAAACAATAATTTTGAATGTAATATTAGCGTTGCGTTTAGACTTGCTCATGAGATTAGTCATATTCAATTCTCACAGCCTACCTTCCTGTATACGTTCTCCCCGTTCATCAAGAACAAAGAGGAGCGAGAAACTAATATACGAGCTATTCGAATGATTGCTAAATTAATCTACAATGAAGTACCAAATGAACGCAGAAATTGGGCAAACTTTATGAGTGAATTTAATCTTCCTAGTTGGTTTGAACCATTAGTTAAGGAACTTATTTACGATTAATTATTAACCCTACGTCCAAATACTGATCGACGTTAAAAGCTGAACATATTTTTAGGAGGAGTTTCATAATGAAACTAAAGATTAATATTTGGACTGGGATTTTAGATATTGTTAATGCTGTTGTGTTCGCATCATCATGGTTTGTGATATTCTCAACTGCTTTTTCAGATGCAGCAAACGGCGGTAATGCTACTGATGGAGTTGGCACATTCTTTTATGTGATGGCTGGAATTGGAGTAGTTTTAAATATTATTGCACTCATTCAAAGTAAAAGACATGGAATTTCTATCGTTGGTGCTGTACTTGGACTTATTGGTAATGCTCTATTCTTAGTAAGTGGTGCGCTAGCTTTTCCAGCTATCGTATTACTTATCATCGGAACTGTATTTATCTTTTTACAACATCCCACTAAGAAGAGTATAGATTCAAATAATTCAAACAATCAACCTGCTTAATATATGCGTCTCCCACTCCGGTGACTAGATACAGTCCGACTCTGTATGTGGGAATAGTAGTTACTACAATATATGCAATAACCAAAAAAGCCACATCCCCTAACCGCCAAGTAAGATGTTAGAACATGATTGGCCGATCATTGCAGCTAACATCCCCGGTATTTTCTTAGGATTTTTTACATTCTATACCGCGTTACATTAATACTTTATTTACAAAGGAGCGAATAGTTTATGGAAACGAGTATTATGGCTATCATTGGAATAATTATATTTTTTATTGGAGCATTAATAATAACTCTTGGTCGAACTTTAAATATCTTACGTTTCTTTTTTGGTGATCGTAGTATGTTTACGCAGATGTTTTGGGGAATTATCTTTATCTGCATTGGCTTATTTTTAATCATACTTGGTAGCCCTCAGCTTAGATGATATCCTCTTTCCACTCCGGTGACTAGATACAGTCCGACTCTGTATGTGGGAAATAGTAGTTAACTTAATAGATTTAACTACACAACAAAAAAGCCACATCCCCCACCGACCAAAGTTTGGGATGTGACTATCACTTAGAAAAACCACGGAAGTGGCTCCTTTAATGTACGCTTATTTTAACATTGAAGCCTGCTTCCAACAACAGAACGGAGGTTCGCTTTTATGGCAAGTATTAAAAAACAAAATGGAAAATGGACTGCTAGGATAACCTGGCGAGATGAGGAGGGAAAACGTCACTACAAGAGCAAGTATAATTTTAAAACGCAATCTGAGGCAGAATTATGGGCAGCAGATTTCCAGTTAAATAAACGGGATATTGATAGCGAAACTTATTTTCCTGCTTATTTTTATGATTGGTACCTAACGTATAAAGAACCCTCAGTAACTAATCGGACTAAAGCTACTTACCTACAGCTATATAACGTTTTAAAGAAGTCGTTGCTTGCTAAAAAACCGGTTGGCGAGATCACCCGGAAAGATTACCAGCGTTTCATCAACGTCTTTGGCAAAAAACATGCTAAGTCAACCGTAACGAAATTTAATTCGTTAATTCATGCTTGTGTCAAAGATGCGCTCTACGATAAGGCCATTGAAAAAGATTTTGTCTACGGCGTTTCCATGGTCTTCAACAAGAGCAAAACTCGCAAAATTGATTATTTAAACATTGATGAGATGAACACCCTATCCACTTATCTTCGTAGTAGTTTAAATAAGCATTTTACGAGCAAGTACATGATTCTAACTGCGATTTATACTGGCGCTCGTCTAGGTGAAATTCAAGCCTTGACCTGGAAAGATATCAATACCACCTTTAATACCATCTCTATTCGACGGTCTTGGAATGACGAAGAACAGAAATTCCAGCCAACTAAAAACGAATCGTCAGTGCGAATCATTAAGATTAACGACGATTTAGCACAGTTACTGAAACAGCTGAAACCTAAGAGCAGTAACACCAAGATATTCACTAATCAATATGGTACGGTGCCCTCTTCCAGCGCAGTAAATAAAACACTCCGGGAATCATTAGCCCATTGTGGAATCGATAAACCTAGTTTCCACTTTCATTCGTTACGTCATACGCATGTGGCATATCTTTTATCCGAAAACGTTGATTTGTTTATCATATCAAAGCGATTAGGCCATTCTGATATATCAACAACCAGTCGAGTATATTCATATCTAATTGACGAATACAAACAAAAAGCTGATCTACGTATTGAAAGATCACTTGATAAGATTTCACTGAATTCAAAAAATGAGCGAAAAATTTTATAG